AATAATCAACATGCTGCCAACAGGCCATAGCTGCATAGACCAACCGGAAACGTCCCGGTACATGTTATGCTCAGCCAGAATACTACCTAGCTTTGCCGATATCGCAATTGCCTCTATCTGTGTCTGTCCAAGCTTCGTAAGCTGTGAAAACTGATGCACGCCCTCAGTCGTTAATATTAATAGATCACCGGCAAAGTCCTGAACACAGTTACGACCAATCGGCTCGGGTCCACGAAACCTGCCAACAAGCGACCATGCGTTCGCATCACCGGGGTCCGTGCCCTGATACATGAAGTATTCACCCCTGTTGGAAATGAACACAATATAATCAGCAGGGCCATCAAACGCATCCACTGAGTACGTTGCTATAGCTTGCAGATAGCCACCCATGCTCGACATTTGGCCTAGGTCATTATACTGCGCAACGCCCTGTATCTGACCGGGAGGGAGAAAATAATACCCTAGCCTATCACGCATTCCGTAGAACATGCGGCCCTGATAGTGCCACGCAAAGTTGATACCAACGTCGGGTTCACTAAGGCCCGTTATGGCAAGGTCAGCTAGCGTTGTCCCATCGTAGTACATCGGCGTATCTTCGCCTGTCGTGCATATTAAGAACTGGCCGATATCAGCCACGGTCGAAAACATGACAGACTGCACAAATGGACTGGCTATGTCAGTCCGTAGGCTAACAAGCGTCCCCGAAATGGTAACATCAAATGCGTCACTCCCGGCAAACGCTATGATCGTTTGCTTTGATCCTGACGCATAAACCGCAAGCGATGAGACAGGAGCGCCAAGCGCTGCCTGAAAGACCGTGCATCCCGGCCTCACCTCGACAGAGGTTGTGCTAGGAAACATATTAATAAGTTCGTAAGCGTCCAGCGCATCCATCAACGACAGAGCGTCACGGCCATTAAGACCACCTACAGGAGCCGGTATCGGGTAATTAATAGCCCGCTGCTGAGAGTTTACCGGAGCGCTTGCCATCGCTTATGATCCCGGCTGCGGATACCAAGGGAATGTGCTTGGCTGTGTCAGCGGCGTGAAATACGAACGACCGCCAATATCCAATTCACCGTACCCAAGGTACTGCGCAAAGCGCGTTGTCAGCGAGCCGGAAAGCTCGGCAAGCTCCGCTGTATAATCAAGACCCTTTTTCTGCCTCCAGCGCCACTGTAAGTCGAGTTCAACCAAGTCCTCATCAATGACAGACGTATCCGTATCCTGAGAATATCGGTCGGTCGGTATGCCATTAATATCAGTTACGATGTTACTCGTGACATACATAAACACCACTTCGCATGGCGTACTAGGCATAGGGGCAATTGATAGTTGTTTACCGGCTACATCAATGCGGAATGAGTCTAGCCAGAATGCACCGCCCCAACCTAGATACCCATTACACCATTTACGATACCATTGGATCGGCGTTAGTGATCCCTTCATTTCAGCATAGCGCGTGGCGTTAAATGCGCTAGGCGCAACAAGATGGTGAAAGTCAACAGGAAGCGGATAATCACGCTGTCCTGTTACCGTTGTAAACACTTGCTCGCGGAACAGGTGCGGCCAATTTTTCTTGAACGAAATGTTGCTAAGAGCCTTGTTGGCAAGCGCCATGCTCTGCCGCATATTTTGATCGTTGGACGACGACACGGCAGTAACCGGCTGTTGCCAACCGTTTGCATCCATGACGTTCTTAACAATATTCAACAGGGACATGCGTTACCCCGATGCTGATAATGTAGCGTCCACTTTCTTCTTGGTGTCCGGAGCGCCACCGCGCTTCAACTCGGCATTAAGACGGTTCGCCTCGACCAAGGCATCGTTCAACCGCTTGTTCTCGGCCTCCGCGACCATCGCGCGCTCGGTGAGCTGGCTCACCTCGGCCCCGCCCTCGGCGGCAAGCAGGAATGCCTTGGCCTGTTCGCGTAGCTCGCGCCCGCCCAGCCCGAGATTGCCAAGATTGCCGTCAGACACTTGGGCCAGCGCTTCGACGGTGTGGATATGCGCCCCGGCCAAAGTCGCAGCAAGGCCCCTGTCAATGCGCGGCCACATTTTCAGTGGAGTACCACCGAAATCGTCACCTTGTTCCATCCGCTTGTACTTTTCTATCTGTTCCTCGTACTCAGTGTACTTGTATGATCGTTTAGACCCGGTAACGCCCAATGCTTTACAGGTCTGTTCTGACCAAATACGCTCTAGTTCAAAGCGCGGCGTACTTGCTTTCTGCCCCGGCGTGATAATGTCCACGACAAGTACAGTATCGAATATCGCCCTGTTCTCGGCGGTCGATGCTCTATCATTACGAGCCGTGTCATAGAAGAACCGCAAGAATGACCCGTCAGGACCGGGAGCCATACCTTCTGCCGTGTTGTCCATACTCATTTCCCTTGTGTGTTACCCGGTAGGCGAAGGAACTCAACCTACCGGGCAACGGCACGCCAGCATGTCTGCGCACACGCCAGCGTGGTATTAATCCTTAAGCACGCCTTGGAACTTGCGGCCTGAGGTCGTCATGTTGCCAGCCCAGCCAATCAGCTTGACGAAAGCATCCTGATTGTTCGTGTAGCGATCAGGATTAAGAGGCACATACTGGCGATCTGTATGCGGACGGAGATAAATGTAGTCCGTATTCAGAAAGTACATGTGGTTCACAGGGCAAGCACCGCCCATGCCACCATCATAGACAACATCAGCCGCCATGTACTTGAGACTTTCGAAACCCGACTGCGCCATGTCAGGAGACGTAAACCGCTGCTGTGGAGTCAAGGACTCCATATACAGCGTATAGTAAGCGTTGTCCGTAATGATAAGATCAGGACGATCCGTGCCACGGACAAGATTGAGCCACATGCGGTTCATGTACTGCGTGATATTAGTAATATCCGCTGCGGCCCCGCCATCAGTCGTTGCATCAAAAACTTGGTTCTTCCAGAAAGACCAAGTTCCAGCATCAATGCCGCCAACGACCCCAGCACCGGTATCGGATACCAGTAGGCCAAGCCCACCGATTGCCTTGCCTGCCGCTGCCGTTCCATCGCCGTAGACCGCTGCTGACATACGGTTCTTCATGGTTTTCTCAGCGTTCTTAATGCGCGCTGTGAGCAAGTCGATCAGCTTCGACTCGCCGCTATTCTGGAATTCCTCCAAGCCGGACATCGTGACCGCAACGGCATTCTGTTTCCAGTCAAACTCCGCTGCGGTCAGCACATCGCTTGGATTAATATTCAGCGTATCATAGCCGCTGTACCAAGTGAATGTGCCGTTTTCGCCGTATTCAAGTTCTTGCATGATCCGTGTACCGCCATCGGCAGGCATCACGTTGCCCTTGTCCTCCAGCCTCTTGAGCAGGGCATTGTTGTTGGTGACGTTATCCGCCAGTTTCTTGCTACGCTTTTCGAGCGTTGTGGTTACAAGCTCGCTAACATTAGGACTTGCCATGTCATCGTTCCCTTATCACGCGCCTGCTTGCTGTTGCCGGTAGGCGTCTAACAGTTCTTCTCTCAGGGTACGATTTGCGTTATTCGGTAGTTTGCTTGTATCCCCTGCGGGACCACCAGTAACAGACACTCCAATCTTACGCGCCCTAGCTGCCTCTGCCGCTGCCTTTTCCTGTGAAGCCTTGACCTGCGCTTGCTGCATCTTCTCCCGTATCGACGGGCTGTTGAACGCTGCGAAGTCGTAAGCCGCTTTCAGTACATCATGCTCTGGCAACATCGGCTGTTGCTGACGGATAACAGATACATGCTGAGCTATGTCATCCGCCAGTTCATTGAAATACGGATAGGCTGGATTGCCAGCGCTATCTTTCTCTCCCATGAACTGCTGAACGGACTGATAGCTGTTAGCCTGTCTCTGTTGCGCTGTAAGATCGGTGTAACCGCTAATAGTGTTACGTAGCTGCGCTATCTCCTGTTGCAAACCTGCTATAGCGGGATCACCGGACCCAGCTATCTTAACAGCATCGCGCGCATCCATGAGCGCATCCAAGTCAAGCTTGTGCTGGTCCGCAAACCACATCACAAACTCACTAGGATTACGACCAGCGAAGTCAGATAGCGCGAACAACTGATTGATCGCCACAAGGGGAGTTAGCCCCTGCGACGCCCAAGGCTGACGCCGTGGGCCAATCACCTGTTCAAGCATATTGTATTCTTGGAACGCTTGCTGCTGGGTATTAACGCCCTCCATCGTCCGTCCGACCAATGATCGAAGTTCCTCAGGAAGCTTGGCGTATTGTTCCCGCTCTAGAGCGGTGAACTGCTGTGCCCAATCCGGAACCGAAGCGGGGGCAGGCTCAGCCCCGGACTGGACACGGGAGAACGCTTCGATCTCATCCTTGCTCGCGAACGAGCCGTCTGGACGGTGGTAGCGTTCGCCAACTTTGACCAACGCGGGCGCGTCGGCGGGCGGTGCGACCGGTTCTGTCGTCTTGGGCGCTTCCTCGCCCTTGAACGCATCGGACAGGAGGTCGCGGATGCTCGGCTCGGGAGCGTCAACGTCGGTCTTAATCTCGGGCGTGCTTAGCGGGGTGACGCCCTCATGCGGAGCCTCACCACTAATATCACTGGTAATATCAACGGTATCTTCAATGCCAGCCATTACCGGCTCTCCAATTCGCGCCATGCAGCCTTAATATCATTGACAGGATCGCCCGGTTCTATTTCCCTAGCCGGTATCCTGTCTGGCGCTTCTACTACGCCATGAACCTTCATATGTTCCCTATGCGCAGATCGACTGGTAATCTCAGTACCGTCCATTGGAGATATATAAGCCAGCTTGTCAGGCAGGATATAGAACGATCCCGAAGCATAAGACGGGTCCGTGCCACCGTATTCGGGCAACACATGGTTGTACCCATCACGTCCCCTGTATGTCTTATACTTCGGGATCGACCGCGAATACCCACGCACTGACACATACTGTCGTGTTCCAATATGCGCACCCGGATACTCGTGGAGGTCAAGCATCGCTTTGACTCTGTGCTGGCCTAGCAGCACGTTCCGCGCTGTTCTGTTCGGCCTCATGCATTTGCTGTGAAAACTGCATTGCTTGCTTATGGTGGCGCTCTAGCTCGGCCTGTGCAGCGTTATAGTCTTGCTGCTGTAGCGTTTGCCCAGTCTCGGCTATGGCATCGACCATGTGACCATGCGTCTCGATCTGGCTGTTATGCGCGTCATTAAGAGCGTTAAGGCCAGTCTTGGTTGTCTCAAGGTGAAGTTTCTGTTGGTCTAGGTTCAATTGCGCCATACGGAACTGATGTTCGTTGGCCTGCTTGTTACCCTCAGACTGCGTTTTCTGATCTATCTCGTAGCGCTTGGTAGCATCCGACTGCGAAGCCATCTGTATATCCGCTTGCGCTTTCATCTGTGCCACTTGAGCCGCAGCCTGCGCCGCAGCCTGTCCATTATCCTGCTGACCGGGAGGCGGTGTAGGCGGCATTGCTTCCAGTTTCTTCTGGAACGTCTCAAATTCCTTCTCCAATGGCCGGGAAGCTGAGAACGTGCGCAGCGTAAACATCATAATACCGCCTAGCAGCCCGCGCATATCGGGGAACTGCATTGCCATTGGAGCGGCTTGCTGGAGAAATGCACCCATACTCGCCAAGAACTGCATCCGGTCTTGGCGCTCTTTCTGCTCATCGGGCAGGATCGTGCTGTCAGTCTCAATCCCGACCGCAGCCAGTCTAAGCTTGTCCTGACGAACCAGCTTGACCACCGCGTTGAACATGACCTGCATTTGCTCGCCCTGCGTAGGGCCGGGGTCTTGGGGTGGTTGGGGCTGTGGCGGGATCGGCTGTCCCTGCATTTGCGCCTGTTGCGCTTGCTGGGGAAACTGCGCCTGTGCTTGCTGAAACTGTATTAATTGCTGTTGATACTGCTGTTTGGCCTGTATCTCAGCCGGTGACGGTGGCTGGATCGTAATACCACTATACAACATCAACGTCTTATCACTGAAATGCTCAGCAGCAATTTCAATGAATATGCGGATCACATCGCGGCAGAAACGCTGCACCTCGCGCTGCATGTCCTTAAGACGGCCGGTAGCCCAGTCTGCCTTAAGTTGCTGCGCACCTAGAGTTTCAGAAGCCTTACTAATACCCCTGACAATATCAGAGAAGCCAGTTATCTCGTATATCTCGTTCTTGCAAATCTCGCGCTGCTTGAATAGCTCGCCTAGGCAGTTGGTTACGTCAGTAATGGGCAACCACTGCACTACGCCGGTTACACCACCAGCGCCCATGAAGTTGGCCCAGTCCTGTACGGCCACCATCTTGTTGCCAACGCCATCCAGCAAGTTGGCTAGGTTCTCCTGACTGCCATCGTATAGCCCGCGAACCTTAAGAGCTTCCGTCAGATAGCGAATGCGTTCGGTGAGCCGGTCTAGCTCAGCGGCTTGCGTTCGATACTGCGAGTACAGCGACTTTGGTATAATACTCTGGCTAGACCAAACGGCCCTCAGAGGTCTAGGACATGGATAAAAATTTTCAAGGCGGTACGGATCAGCCTTCGCGTCCAAGACATCGGTGGAATAGTCGTCAGAGTACCAAACCACCTCTTTATTGTCTTTGTCCCATATCTCATAGATAATGGCCTGTTTGGAGCCGCTATCGGTCTTATTACCCTCGTTCTTATCTTTCTGTGTGAACGTGTAGCAAAGGTCATTGGCCTTTTGCGCACCGAAGCGTTCTGTCGCCTGCCGCTTGGTCAGGAACGTGCGCCGCGATATCCAAGGCACCTCATGCCAGTACCGCGCCTGTCCGGTACGAAAATCCTTGAAGTGGACGTAATCGAGCGCAAGGCCCTCGAATGTCAGGTACTCAGCCTGCGTGCCGTCGTCATTAACAGCGGGCGTGTTATCGTTGGAGTACATCGGCGCAAATTGCGGATCGTACCTAATCCACGCTACGCCAATCCCCGGCAGCACATAGTCACTAACCACGTTCTGCATGATATAGTCGAAGTCGAGCATATCGACCGCATACTGGCCGACTTGCTCCAGAAGCATGGCAGAGGCTACCTTAAGATTATCCTCGGTATCGCTCTGCCTAGTCTTAACCTGCACCTTGGGAGTTTGACCGTACAGGCTCGGCTTTATCGTCTCGGTTGACGAGTACAATATATTGTACTTGTCACCCATGTACTGCGTCTCCAGCATAAAGCGGTCCATGACCGCAATACCGTCCTTCTCAAACTTCTCCCAGCGCTTGTTTGCCTTGGTGATCTGCTCCTCCCAATACCCGCGACGGTTGGTGTAGCTGTCACCGCTTGAGTCGTCCGCTGGGTATTTAGAAGTCGTCGCCATGCATTCCTCGCAAGGACACATGGTAGCTCTACAGCGGTACTAATACAAGGCACAGTAAATACCGTACTTTATGTGCTACATAAAATACGATTTAAAGTGGCTTGACTTACGCTGTTCAGCGTTGGAAAACCGCCATTCTCGGGGGAGTGGGAGGTTTATTTTATGACTCGACTAGGTAGGCCAAAAACCCCTGAGCATCAACGCAAGGTTCAAGTTTCTTTACGATTGCCGCCAGACCTGATGGAACGCTTGCCTGAGGACTGGCGACAAATTGTCGTCAAGCTACTGGAAACCACATACGGAAAACGCTAGGCGTCACATGCCATAGTGAACATTGATAATATCTTTCCGGTCGTTGAACAATTCCGTTAGCGTCACATCGCGCAGGCGCTTGGGCAATTGCGGCTCGGGCGGCGGCTTGGGTCGCGACCAAGGGCGTGACATACATGCATACCGTAGATCATCCGGGGCATGATCCTCGGCGGTGGTATCGCAATCCTCGGGGTTCTTGATATCATGCTGCAACGCGGGCAGCGTCCGTATCAGGTTGGGGCAGGTATTGAAGATATACAGCATCGGCTGTCCCACCCCGCTATCCGGATCGGGGTCGATCCCCACCAGTCGCTCGCGCACCGCGTTCCACCCGGCAAGGCGCGTATTATCAGCAGGGCGAAAGAACACCCCGGCCCTCGCCATCGTCTCGGCATGGCTCGGCCCCCCATCCTGCTTGAACGCACTGGGGTCCATCACCCGATAGGTCAGCTTCTCCAGCGCCGCCTGCCGCGCCTTAATCCCCTCGGCCACCCTCGACGCAGGCCACCTCAGGCCGGTATTCACCATCCCCGGCACACAGCCATAAAACTCCCGATAGACCACCAACGCACCCTTGGGTATCAGCCGTGGCGGTAACCGTGCATCGTGCTGCGGGATATTAACAGTCCCATCGCTGACAGCATACCAGTGAAAGCTAAAAGGACTGGCACTTCCCCAGTCCCCGCCAATGAACCTCAACCAGTACGCTGGCACTTTAAACGGCGCTATGACATGCAGTGCCGAACTAAACTCTGGAAAATAGGCTCCGGTAATAACATTCCAGTCACCTTCCAGCCAAGCCCTGACAAGCTCGGGACTGCCAACTTCCTTCAGTCGGCTCACATACCCCGGATCGGCTGCTAACAGTATCCTATTATCAGACACCTTAGCCGGGATAAACATTCTTGTCGTACCCTCGGGCGTCGTCACCATTTCAAACCCGGCAGGGTCATGGTCAATAAAATACGCCTTGACCTCATGATGCCCCGGCCCACCCGGATTAGCAGTAGCCCTTATCCTTCTATGCGTGACAGCGGCATTAGTACCACGCAGACATGCCTTCATCTTCCTGTAGGCATTAAGCCCCGGCCAGTTGCCCAACTCATCAAAGCCAATCCAGCTATACTCATGGCCCTGATACAGCATGGCATCATCTTCATTGTCGATATGCCGTAACTTCAGCGTAGCGCCACTGGGAAATGAGAATGTCCTATCGCTCACCTTCCATGTAGCGCCAATGTGCAGATACATTTCCTTGGCTTGCTTGATTAGTTCCTCAAGCTCTGGATAAGACTTACGGAACAGGATACCGGCCCACCCCGGTCCCTCGCCAACATCTTGCAGAAAATCCCCTAACAGGTAGCTACTTTTTCCACCACCTCTGGCCCCGCCATACAGTAGCTCGGTAACGAACCTTGCACTGATAGCTAGGGCTTGCGGCCCCGGCTGTGGCTGCCACACATGGCTAGGATAAGACAAAGCCTCAAGGCTTGCTTTACTGGAACTGGGCATAATGTCATGGGCGCGCAGTTCCCCCTTTCTTTGTTGGGTCTTTACCCTCGTTCAACATTCTTCGATAATCTCTGGCTATCTTCCTAGCTTCCTCCAGCGTGACCGAGCTAACAGGGCCTACCCCATAATCACGCCTGACATTGTTCCGTTGTATCTTGGCGATCCATGATCTGCCATTAATACCAGACACCACCAACACCAAGTTATCACCATACGAGTACCGGCCTTTTGGCGCAGTCTCGGCAAACTCCTGGGTCCGCTTCATAAGTCCGGCAAACCATTAATACGCTTGCCAACAGCAGCAGGCCACTGCTCTATCACTTGCTGGTTTGCTGGTAGCACCGCCTCCGGAGGCCGTGAGTCGAGAGGAACGGGCTGCTGGGGGTCCGCCGCGTCCCCGCTCAGCATCCGCTCGCGCTGCACTACCCAGTCATCATAGGAATTGGCCCTTGGCATCACGGCGACATTGACCGTCATGCTCGCTCGCGCCGCCCCCTCGGCATCGCCATAAGCAGGCACCCTCGCCTTGAGCATCTGCGTCAACAGCCCGTCGCTGTATTGCTTCTCGACCCCGACCGGCAGGCCCTTGTGCCACACCGTCTTGTCCACCCCGACGACCGCCCTCCGGTAGGCCGCGTTCTCCAGACTGGCCCACCCGATCTGCTGTGCCGTGCGTATCCGCTCAGCAACCTCCGGGTCCGCGTCCCTCCACAAACAAGCCTCTCTAAAGCTGGCATTAATCCTCTTACATGCCTCCAGCAAATCGCCGTGGCATTCGCAGATAGCCTGCTCCAGCGTTTCCAACGCATCGGGGGTACGCGGCAAGATCGCCATAGGCATTATGATAACAGGAGTGACATGGGGGGTAAAAGACTGATTTTTTCAACATTCGTGATGGTGACTGCATACGTCGATATCGACACCGCCTGCCGATGACCCCGGTGGGGAACAAACCCAGAACAGACCCCCAATAGAGAGCCTAAACCAAGTCCAAAACGAGAACAAACCATGAATGTTATGATATATCATAGCATTTAACATAATGATGATTATCAGCCCGACCTCAGTAAGTCATTGATAACTAACAGTTTATTCATATGCCTGCCCTGCCATCGGCGGGGGATACAGGGAAAATGGGATTAATACTAGGCCGATACTGTAGTTCTCAACTGTGGGACGAATACAGTATTAACAGTGAGCTATACTATGGTTAGAAAATAGTTGCAAATTTTGACTAAGTATTTTCCCCTATGTAGTCACCGCCGAGTTGCTCTATTAATAATAATAAGACTATTAACTAACCTTATAATATCTTCACCTACCTTATTATTATTATTAAAAATAGATAGAAGGTAGATGGAGAATACGTAGGGAAAAACCCTGATAGAACAAATCGTGAATATGGCGGAAAACTGCGTTTCCGATTCTGAGCCTAACTTATACTTCGCTATACTTCATACGGTATAGTAAAGATTTAGCGAACCGATCTGGCGTGTTCCCATGTTAGTTTAACCAAAGCTTGGTTCGCGTTGGTTCGTTAACCGGTATGATTACTGGCACATTGTTGCGAAAAGGCTTGTTGCGAAGCATTAGCAAACGATACTAACCTAGGTCATAATAATGCTTGCGTAGGTTAGCATTTACGATTGTGGCAGGCTGCACATACGATATTAGCAGTTGACGGATACGATATCACGCTAATCGGAAAATACGATTATTCGACCCCTCAGTAATCTAACCAAATAGGCGCGAATGCGAAGAATGGACCCTGTGGCACTGGAGGGCCGTTTACCAGTCGAGGCGCTGTAAGGGCCGTTTCTGGGCATTCTAGGGCATAGGGGTTTTACCGTAAGGACAACCCCTGTATCCCTCAGACTGGGATTAATACCTCTTATAGGGAGAGGAAAAATTATTTTTGCCTGTGTGGCATACCAGTGTTGACAGGCTCTTAATGGTAGGCCTATAGAGAACAGGACAGGCACTGAACGCCGCAACGCAGCCCCTAGGGGCTTTCCGGGGAACCGGGCAGCTAGGCTCCAACCTAGTGACAATCCCAAAGCCGCTACCACGGCAAGTCAAGGGACTTGTGGTTGCACGCCTGCGGGGGTGCAATAAGCCCGAATAAAACTGGCTATGTTAGGGGACTGGACGGCACTGACATCAGGTGCCGCGATCAAAACTAGACTGCAAGGGTACGCTGGCAGACGGTATTAATACCGTCTGCCTTTTCACCTTTGGAGGAACGCACAATGTCTAAAAAACACTTCGCAGCAATCGCCGCTGATTTTCGTTCGTCGCACTCTAACGCGCGGACACGCGGCGAACAAATCGGGCTTGAACAGCTAGCCTACAGCATTGCTGTAACGCTTACCGGCTCTTGCCCTGCTTTCGACAAGAGGCGCTTTCTGGATGCTTGCATGAGCGACCGCAACGCACTCTGATATTTCCACTATCCTGCACACGTGCAGGATAGCATTAATACCAGAGGAACACACAATGCAGAACACATACAAAACGCGGGAAGAATGGTTAATCGCTTTCACGAATGCGGCGCGGCCTATTTTTGATGAGCTTGGCGCTCCGCTGCCAACCAACATCAAGGCAGGCATTGGCTATCCGACAACCGGATACCGTAGCAAGGTTGCCGGGCAGTGCATTTACCCTGAGACAAGCGCAGACGCTCACTTCAATATCTTTATCAATCCTAATGAGACTGGCGATGCACGCATTGCTGACATTCTCACCCATGAGCTTTGCCATACCGCACTAGAAAAGCGCGATCATGGCAAGGCATTCCAGAAGCTTGCCAAGGCTGTAGGGCTGACAGGCAAGGCAACAGCTACGGTTGCCGGTCCTGACTGGCACGCTTGGGCTAAGCCTATTCTGGAGGAACTCGGCCCCATGCCGCACGGGCAAATCATCCTGACTGGCCCTGCCAAGAAAAAACAGACTTTCCAGCATAAGGTTGACTGTCCGGACTGTGGCTGGCTGGCGCGTGTCAACGCCAAGCATTGCCAACACGACTACATGTCCTGCCCTGTGCCTGACTGTGGCGGCATCCTGTTCGTCCATCCCTTGAAAGGACAGGATGATGAAGGTGAGGATTAATCCTCACCTTCTAGGGTTCTCACAGCGCTGCAACGCTTGCAGCGCTGCACTAACTTTAGACTAACTGCGAAAGGCTAACTAATGTCCGTTTCTCACCACGTTGACACTATCATTCGTATTAATGGCGGTCCTGTCACCGCACGCACAAACTGGTGCGGCGAAATGATAAATCAGGCTCGCAGGCTGGCCGAAACGATTGGCGTTCCTGACAACACAGCCGCCGCATTGCGCCCCCATGAATTGCGCGCCCTGTTCTCTTGCGCTGCAAGGGACGCAGCGGGCGCTGTGACGCTGGCGCACAAGCAAGGCTGGCTACAGGATAACGGAATGCCTGTGCAGCCTGTGCAGCCTTCCCCGTCGCCTGTGGGCGGTATTAATGCCGATGAGCTAGCGTCGATCAAGGCCGCGATCCTGCAAGCCGCACGCAATGAGGGCGCGGCGGCGGGTTCGGACTACGTACAAGGGTTCCTGTCCAGCCTGCCCGATACCGTGCGCGAACTGGTCGCCAGCGTCGCGCCGCGTGCCTTGCATGTCACCATCGCGGACTTGCCGAAGGTGGAGCTAGACACGGCACACAGTATCTTGCCGCGTGTCCTGAACTACTGCGCGCAGCGTGTCTGGCCCTACCTCGTCGGTCCTGCGGGTTCCGGTAAAACGACCATCGCTGAACAAGTAGCCAAGGCTTTCGGTTTGCCGTTTTACTTCGCTGCTAAAGTACAGGATAAATTCGACCTTATGGGATACATGAACGGAGGCGGGGTTTATGTTACCTCGTTATTCCGGATTGCTTATGAGACGGGCGGAGTGTTCTTGTTCGACGAAATGGACGCGAGCGACGCTAATGCACTGACAGCATTTAACGCAGCGCTTGCCAATGGAACCTGTCCGTTCCCCGATGGTATGGTGAAGCGTCACCCTGATTTTATTGCAATCGGCGCTGGCAATACTTACGGCTCCGGAGCAACGCGCCAGTATATCGGGCGCACGCCAATTGACGCAGCAACGCTAGACCGCTTTGCTTTCATAACGATTGATTATGACAGCGAGCTAGAGGCGAAATTGGCGCCGAATGACAAGTGGTGTCGCTATGTGCAAGCAATGCGCCGCGAAGTTGAGTCGCGTTCGCTGCGTCACATAGTATCGCCGCGCGCAACTATCACAGGCGGGCGGATGATAGCAGCGGGAGAGACTTGGGAAGATTGCGCAACGTCGCTGATTTTCAAGGGACTGGACCACGAGACAGCCAGTCAACTCAAGTCCGTAGTTCGCATTTCTTCATATCGGGATTAATACCGTGGCTAAATACTTCAAGCATCATGAGAGCGTGCCAGCAATGCTGCGCTATATCGACGCGACCAAGCCCACATGGCCCTACAAGGAGAGCCACAAGGCATATCCGGAGGAAAGCTGGGACTTGTCGCTAGGCTATGAGGGCGCGCGGACACTGGCGCGCGATGGCTGGAAAGAGGGCGCGCGCAACTTCACGACCAACCTTGCCAGCCTGCCTGCCATTAATACTGATAACGAATGGAGGCATGACGTGGCAGGCTATCGCGTGGACGTTCCCCGCTTTTGTGCTGGCTTGCCTAATCATATGGTGAGCCAGAAGCGCAACAAGGGCGCAACGCCTATTGTAACAATCGTGGTCGCAACCTGTGGTAACTGTAACCAACGCGCGCAATACATGTCTAACTATGGCATTGCTGTTGCGCGCTATGTGGACGAACTGGAGCAAAGCGGCACTAGCGTTGAATTGCTCACAGCGTTTACAACCAACATCAAGGGCGATCTAACTTGCGAAATGGTGACGATTAAAGAGGCTGGCGATATTCTCGACTATGGCACGATATCGTTTGCTGTAGGTCATCCGGCTTTCTTTCGCCGCCTTGGCTTTGCCCTACGTGAGCGCTTGCCGAAAGGTATTAAGACTAGCGCAGGCTATGGTAACACACGCACTGTCACAGCCGACGATATCGCCAATTTGGGCCGTCCAGCATTCCGCCTTAACGGAATGCCAAACAGCAATGGCATTGCTAAGACTGTGCAATCTGCACTGGCTCACATTGCACGCGAGATTGCCGAACAATCGCAGGACGAGCTAGCAGCCTGAGGGCTGCTAGCGTTCTCACTTTGTCCGACCCTTACAGGGCCTTGCCAAGCGTTGCGCTACCCACGTAGCGCGCATGGCTGACAAGGCCCTGATAGGCCCGGAAAACCCAACACAGGAGCAATTCAGAATGTCTCAGTCCATTACAACGCACAGCCTAGGCCATACCTCAACCCTTGGCGCACGGATCAAGGCTGTTGCGCGCAAGCCCGCTGGAGGCTTGCCCGGTATGCATCGCACTGTGCCGCAAGGCGAGGGCACACAGGAGCGCAATCATTGCCGCGCTGCGCTAGAGCTTGCAACCGAGCTTGGCTGGGCTGGCGTGTGGATCGCTGGAGGTAACGAGGCTGGAGACGGTTACACGTTTGTAAACATCGGCAAGGTTATCTTGCCTTGCAGCATGATCGAGGGAACCGACTGGTTCGCTGCATAGGAGGTATTAATGTTCACTATCGCAATCAAGACAGACAACGCGGCGTTCGACCCGGACCCTAACCGGGAAATCTCACGCATCCTTATGAACCTTACCGTTACGCTTCTGGAGCAAGAGCCGGGGGACTTTTGGGAGTATGACCTACGAGACGTGAACGGCAACGGCGTAGGCACGGCTAGGCTGGTAATGGGATGAAGTATCACCCCTTGACGCCAGAAATGGCCCTAGCGCTGCAAACATTCGCTAACAGGTACGGGGAGGGCTGGAAGGACCGACTCGCGCTCCTGTGGGCTATTGGAGGCGATGACAGCCAACCGCACGGCTCCTATCTGCGCCGCGTTCGCAATCAATACGGTCCCCGCTGGCTGGCGCGTCATTGCATCATTGCCCCGCAACAGGAGTATTAATGGCTGACACTAAAGGCAGGACGCTTCGGTTCCTAGTGAGCAAGGGCATGGATCGCCACAAGGCGCAAATTGTATTTGACATGGCAAACCATGCCAGCACTGAGGCATTGCGAACGCTTATTCGCATTTGCGAGACTGTGCCCGATGATCTGGAATACCCTACGATCCTGCTATCCCTTGACTTGCTACACGATCACCTGCGAGACGTAGTTGAGCAATTCAAAGAGCGTACGGAGAAAAACTGATGTTTTACGTGACGATTATTAATGCCAATGGTGCGACCACCGATTCCAAGCAGGCCAAGTGCCCTGAACTCAAGCAACTGCGAGACGCGGTTGGAGGGCATATCGAGGCGCTCCCCTACTGGGACGAGTGGCAGGGCCGTCAGTGCGTTGCTTTCTGCAACGAGGAGGGCAAGCTTGATAATTTGCCGCTGAACATTCCGGCCACAATGATGTGGCAAGCCGCTATGGAGCCTAACAAACTAGATGATGTGCTGTGCGGCAATATCATAATCATCAGCGCCGACACGCCCAAGGAAATGGCCCAACTGTGAAGGTATTAATCCCCACGCAAATGGCGCACCTGAAACTGGACCGGCGGGGATATCCAATCCCCGCTGGCGCGCTGATCGACAAGGCGGGACGACCGCACTTTACCGTCATGGACGAGGCCAAGCGTCAGAAGATCATTATAGGCGGGTTCTGCGCTATCTGTGGACGCAAGCTGCACAAGGTCAAATGGCTGGTAGGAGGCCCCGCCAGCGCCTTTCACAAGCACGGCGCATACCTTGACCCTCCGATGCACTTGGACTGCCTGACATACGCCCTACAGGTCTGCCCGTACCTTGCCGCGCCGCGCTATACTGGGCTGATCGAGGACGCGACGATCAACCCCGCACACATGCCACCGGGAATGGCGATTATGCATGACGAGGGCATGATGGACAAGCGGCCCCCTGTGTTCGTGGCTGTGGCGTTTACCAAGCAGCACAACGTCAAGGACAAGATACAGCGTCGGATAACGTATATTCGCCCTGATAGGCCGCTTGTAGATCGTCAATTCTGGCAAAACGGCAACCAATTGCCTAGCTTTGCTGGTGATGACATAGTTACATCGGTATTAATGCAGCAGTTCAACGCTGACGAATATGATATTTAGCTCTTGACTACTATACCGTATGTGCTACTATAGGGCCAGGTCGCTACGTTAGCGGTCTGGCTCTTTGACATTGGAGGTAGGGAATGGCGCGACAGCAGGAATACTGCATCGGCATGATCGACGACAAGGGCAACCTGTTGCGCACGTGGAACACACGGCAGGCGGATGCTGTAGCGTTTGCCAAGATGATTTGGAAACACGGCGGCGCTGGCAAGGTGGACGGCATACGCGGCATCGCTGTTGTTGGCGAACGTCACACTAAGCAACCGGACGGCTCGTTTCGCATGGAGGGCTTTGAGCCTTTCAAGGCTGGCGATCCAATCGACTGGTAACACTGATCTGGAGCTACCTAGCTGGTAGCTCCAACGCACTGGAGTATTAAGACATGGCGTTCAAGCTGACCAAGGGCGAGACTGTGAACTTGCATAACCTGCAAGCGGAAATCGAGATAGCAGGAGCCAAGCTGGAGGACGAAATACGAGACTATGAAATGCAGATAGGCGCGCTGATCGCCAAGGGCAACGAGGCTATCGGGGAATACAATGAGGTTGTCCGCAAGGCTGTAGAGTTCTGCGAAGTCATTGCAGCCGACAACCGCAACGAGTTCGACGATAAGTCCGAACGCTGGCAGGATAGTGACGCAGGCATGGAGGCTGCAAGCTGGATTGACCAGTGGGAGCAAAACGATCTGGAGGAAATCGAACTATTCGAGGAAATCGACCTAGAGCGGGATACCGGCGCGGCGCTGGGTGTGCTTGAAGGTCTGCCATTGGATTAATACCATGTTTACTGGAACTGTAATTCTGCTCATCTTTGTCTGGTTCATCTTGACCCGAGCCTGACAGCACGATCCAAACTGAGGTTATCCATGCACAAATACACACAGGAGCAATACCGCCGCATATTGGATGCGTGCAACGCACTGATCGTCGGCGCACCGCGCCAAGAGCGGCCCCACTGGGAGCGCGTAGAGCGTAACTGGAATGAACGCATGAACGCAGCACGCAAGGCGCTGTAGGCGTTGCGGTGAGGCTCCTAGCGGCCTATAAAGCATGGCTGCTAGGAGTTTCCCATGCGCGCTATCCTTTGCGACCCCGGATATGTCCGGTTCGTCGCACAATCCGCTGTCATCCTTGACCACATTTTAACCTGCGAGGACTGCCAAGCCAGAGCCGATTCCGGTAAGATGCCGGAATTGGTGGAAATCATGGATGGTATTAATTCACTAGGCGATAACGATATCGACCTGCACGACTACCTTGCCGCCCTTGCTTTCTGCCACTACTGGCTAGATATGAACGGCGCTGGACCGACTAGACACTAGACCTAGGATATGATAATGGCCTACAAGAAATACGCACGCCCGCAAAACGAGGAAACTGTTGACATGCCTGCTGCTGCTACCCTTGAAGCTACCCCGCCCGTCACCGCTTCGGAGACTGCTGAAACGACCACTGAGCAGACTGCCGAACAGATTGCCGAGCAGAAAGCCAACACAATCGAGTTCGAAATCGACGACTACGAGCCGCTGATTACTGTTAATCTGCTTAGCATTCCCGCCGATGTGCGCCGCCGCCTGATGTATAACGCAACGCGCGCTTACATTCTCAATCGGCTGTCCACGGCTATTGCATCGGCGCGCAAGGCCAATGCAATCTTCGACAACTACGATGCAGCGGTGAAGAACGACCCGCTCCAGACTGTTGTGCCCAAGCCCGAAGGCGAGCGTCAGGTTGTGCCGTATGCCGAGCTTATCGAGCGTGGTATTAATGCGCTTTACAGCGGCGAAATCGGCAAGCGCGGCACTGGTGCGAAGGTCGCCAAAGACCCGCTGATCGCGCACGTTACCCGCACTGTCGTTACCAAGCTGTTCAACAAGAAGCACGCGCTTGATCCAAACTACAAGTTCTTCAATGCGCAGGCCGAAGTCGGTCCCGATGGTGTCGAATATCTCCGCAAGGGGATTGCTGCCAACGTGGCTGCTGGCGCTGACGAGAAGCAACAGCTTGCGCAGCTTGAGGAACAGTACCTGCGCCCTGCACGGATCACGCTGGGGCTGGAGCCGCTGTCGGGCAAGCTGAAAGACATGCCCGACCTTATCTGATAACAGGCCCGGATAAGGGGCTGGCGTTCGTAACGCCCACCTAGCAGGATCGTATTAGCCAACTTCCCAACCCCCCTGATACGATCCTGCCTTTCCCTGATTGACTTTTCCCATAGCTCTCTTACCTTCCCCGAACTTTCTGGACGCGGGTTCTCGCGCTCGGTTTGGAGGAAAGGCCGGGAGGCCGATCCCACCCCGGCAGTCCCACCGGTCTGCCGGGGTGTCGTGTTTTTGGGGCTTGACTTGTCTTAAGACTGGACGCAGGTTTCCCGCCCCTCGCTAGGTAACTGGCCGGGGCACGATCCAAAGCCGTCTTAATAGTCCCTAGAAAGTCGCTCCTGTCATGCTCGCTGAGCCTGATTATAGCACCGTCCTGCGAGCTATGCGCTGGTCAGTATCGAAGGATACTGTGACCGAGCTACGCATTATTGAAAAGATACGCGGGCGAATAACGAGCGGTTACTTCAATGATCCGGTCATCGCCGCCAACGCTATTATGCAATATGACAATGCTGGAACGACCGGCATCTATTGCACTCTTAATCCCACCGCGCCCGAGATACTGGATCGTTGCACCAATCGGTTGGAGCTTGCCAACATCGGCCTGCTCACCAAGGACACCGATATCATCCTGCGGCGGGAACTGCTGTTAGACTTCGACGCCAAGCGCAAGACCGGCATTTCCAGCACGGACGGCCAGCACCTAGAGGCGCTGGCGCGGACGCGCGCTGCAACGGACTGGCTGGCGCGTGAGCATGGTTTCCCGCTGGCCTGCCTGATCGACAGCGGCAACGGCGGGCATGGCCGCTACAGGCTGGAGGACGGCCTAGAGAACATGCCAGAGGTCCGCGACTTGATCCGGACAACGCTGCATATCATCGCTGACAGGTTCGACGATGAGCTAGTCGAGCTTGATAAAAAGGTATTCAACGCTAGTCGCATATGCCGCATACCCGGTACTGTAGCTCGCAAGGGTGATAATACCATTGACCGTCCGCATAGGCAGGCCAAGATAATACGAGGGTTTGAGTTAGAGCCATTAAGACTTGAAACGCTGTTAGCGTTCGTCAAGGCCCACTCACACCTAGCCTTTGTAACTCCTACTCGCGGCAACAAGAACCCATATCCGCCCGATGAGAAGCAATACACGTTCCTTAATAACGTAGCCAAGAACGCCATACATGACTGGGTTCCACACCTGATAGGTCAATTGGCACATGACTACGAGGGCGGCTATCAGATAACGCAGGACGATCTTAATAGAGAACTGCAAGAGCGCATAATGATCTACCCTAATGGTAGCATTATGGATTTTGGCGTTGCTGACATGGGCGATGCTACTAATGGCTCCCGCACTCCCATATCGCTGCTAGCTGAACTGTTGGATATTCCCAAGAACAATGCCGCAACCATGCTGGCCGATGTGCTTGGTATTACGACAACCGAGTTTGGTACGCTACCAGCGATCCCGCTTAAGCGCATAGCTGGCACCATGACAGCTACACCCGGCGCTATCTTGGGAGACGAACCGGATGAGCTTGCGTATCCGATATTTTATCACACGATACGCAACAAGCCGGTTAAGCCAATAGAATACCTGATCGAGAGACTGATAGTTCTTAATACCCACACGGTCCTGTCAGGGCCGTCTAAAATGGGTAAGACGACACTAACATACGAGATTGTGCTGCACCTCCTGTTTGGTAAGAAATTCCTAGGGCGCGAGGTGGTTAAGTGTAACGTACTGTACCTTGCACTGGAGGAACGAGAGGACCGCTTTCACCGTAAGATGCAAGCACAGTTAAGACGGCTTACCAAGGAAAAATGGCCGGATATTACAGAGGAAGAAATAGAGGAAGCTTTCAAGGGGCTAGCGTTCGTAACCCGTAGCTCCAAGATACAGGACGGACGCCAAAAGACCCTACCAGTCGGCTTCCGTGGCGCTGACAGCATCCGCAACCTGTTACGCGAGTACAACAAGGAATGGCCCGGTAAGCCTTGGCTGGTCGTGATCGAACCCGTCATCCTGTTTAGCGAAGAACGGCTTGGCATCCGCAACCTCAATAAAGCCGAATACGAACAGATCGAGATTATCAACGATATCATCCGTGAGCTTGAGTACACCTGTGCTGTATTAACAGTAAAGCATGACAGGAAGTCTCCCGCTGGTGGTGTCAAGGGTATGTCCAACCTGATGGACGCAACAGCCGGTTCTGTAGCGCAACAAGGCGCTCCCGATGCACAAATCCAACTCTACAGCAAAGAGTTCTACCGCTTCACAGGCGAGATAAGCTGGATAGTAATACAAAGCAGAGACTTCGGTAAAGAGCAGTTTCCCATAGTATCCAATGGCGTCTCTTGGGAGGCATTGCCACCCGGTCATGAAATTCCAGACTTCCGTGACTATCTTGCCAGTGGCGCTGATACACGCGGCGCACCCAAGAAAGACGCGCAACTGGAGAACCGTATCCTTAATGAGCTATCAGAGAACAGTGATAGCATGTCTGCAAAGGACATGAGCGAACTGTTTAATATCAGCGAGCAGATTGTACGCCGCACTGTTGATGACATGGTAAATCGTGGGATGATAGTGCGCTTTCGTGAGGCTAGGATGAAAGCTGGCATGTATCGGATAGCCGAGCATGTAGTAATACCGCAGCCAGTTGCCATGCCTAGACTGAGGGACGTACTTTAGCTGAGAGGACTTACAATGTCAGGTATTATGGAAGAAATGGTCACTGCCATTCATGGTATTAATATGCGGCTCGACAAGCTGGTGGCGGCGATGCACCCGACCGGCGCGGCCAACGGCACCGGCCATGCTCCGGAACCGCAGGTGCAGCATACCCCGAACCCGGCGAACGACGCGAACGCCGCGCTGGGGCTGACTGCTGCCGCACCACCACCGCCACCGGCCAACCAAGCGCTGAGCGAGGACATGCTGATGGCGCTGATCGAGCCGCACCTCGACAACGTGACGATCAAGACCGCCTTTCAGGGCGTGCTTGCCCAAATGGGCATACCGCGACTGCCCGAGGCTCGCGCCGACCAGTACGCCGCGCTGTACTCGGCATTCAGCAACGTGATTGCGCAGCATACCACCACCACTGGCGGCACTCAGCGGTCTATAATCTAGGAGGTATTAAGATGACTGGTAAACACAACGACCCGACAATCTCGGACGACTTCAAGGACAAGATGAACCCGCCGCCGCAGCCTGTCGAACCGGCTGACCCCAAGCATGAGGTCAAGGCCAAGGACAAGCCCAAGGAAACGCCGGTCGAGAACGCAGCGCCGAACCCGCCTAGCACACCGGGACAGCCTGTGCCTGCCGCTGCTGCCCCAGCCAACACCGCGCCGGTCGCAAGCAGCGTTCCGCTCGCTCCTGTCCAGTCGTGGGCAATCCCGCCACTCGCGGCGATTGTGCCACACGAAACCAATGGGTGACGTATGCAGCTCCCCCTGTTCGACTACTACGGTATTCAACTTAGCGGAGTAGCGCCAATTGACGACGACGATCCGCTGTTTGACAGCGACGAATACGATTACAGCGTGGAAGATTACAACGAGACAGACGATTAACTCTGTAGGATACGGGACATGGCAGAACATGCAGACTTAAGACCGCCATCGGCTGCTGGTAGGTGGCTGCCATGCCCCGGCTCTGTGCAAGTGTTGCTGACATACGATAACCTGCCCAGCGATGCTAGTATTAAGGGTGACGTAGCTCACAAGTTGCTGGAGGAGTCTCTTGAGTGGGGCGTTGTACCTGACCACGATGATGTGGATATTATGTATGGCGTCATGTTGGCTATTGAGTATATTAACGAGACGGTCAA